TTCGCAGCTGTCGCGGCATCGCTGCATCACCACGAAACGTGAGCGCGCCTGGTAGGAATTCCAGCGTGCTTTCACCCTTCCCTTGCTGTTCAACGCACGCGGCAAGGAAGTCATGCGGGTGATCTCTTGCGCCAGGCTCGTTCGCGCATGTCGTTGAGATGTCGCGTGTACTCGGCGTGAGCAGCCGCCTTGGTGTGGGCCGGAAATCCGTTCCAGCCACAGTCACAGTGCGCTTGATAGGAAGGCTCCGTGTACTCGTAGAGACGGCCCTGCGCATGTCCGCGAACCTGATTGCCAGCGGCCATGATCTCGCCATCCCGGTTCTCTCGCTTTCGTCTGTCGGATATGGGAGACAGCGGGGAGCGGTTCACGTCTCGCGGCCTTCACAGATCGGGCAGAAGTACGCCGAGGGGGTGACATGCCAGCCTCGGCGGTGGTGCGCCCGCTCCGCGTCCCCTGCTGTTTCATGGTGCTGCCCGCAGTCATGGCACACCAGACGGCCCCACTTATCGTGAAACGGATCGTTGCGCGGGGGATCGGTGATTCGCGCACCCACTCGGGGGGTCACCGGGGATGCCCTGTCACGACCGCTTCACCGCACGCCGAGCTTGTTCTTCGCCACACGGAAGGGCAGCAGGCGATCAGCCGCCTCTCCCCCAGCACGGACGACAGCATTGGCAGCGGTCGCGTCCACGGTGAGCTTGACTGCGTAGTTCACGTCGGGCAGTTCCTCCAGCGCGATGGACAGCAGCCTCTCGATCTGCTCCTTCCCGCCGCTGAAGGTGGCCTCGGCGTTCTTGATGAGCGCCGGCATGATTTGCGCCACGCCATCCCCATCCCACGACTGCCCGTCCGGCTGGTAGCCCAGCAGGCGTCCGTCAGCAAGACGGATCGGCCCGTGACTGCCGACATGGGCGAGCACGATGGCGCGGGACTTCCAGTAGCGAGCGTGGTTCTCAGCCCAGTACTCGGCACTCTCCTGGACAAGCTCGGGGACGGCGAGATCGACGCTCACTTCTTCCGCCTGATGGGCTCGCGGAGTCGCTTGTGAGCGCGTAGCAGGCGCTCGATCTCGGCCATCTCAGTCTTGTCAGCGCGCAGTGCAGCAGCAAACTCGATCGCCATCTGCTGCCGTCTCGCCAGCCCCTCCTTCAAATGCGTATGGCGAAGGATCAGTTGCGCTTCGGCCTCGCGAACAGCGGAAGGTGAAGAGTCCGCGCCGTCTTCGGTCTGGTGTGGCTGAATGGGCGCGGACTCCGTAGAGAGGGGGCGAGTTTCTGTAGTCATGCGAACGGCACCGGAGTGTCGTCAAAGATCGGCTCAGGAATGGGGCCGGCGGATTCGGCCAGCTCGCGGTGCTTGCAGCCGCCGTCCTTCTCTCGCCAGTTCGTGCAGCAGACAGCCGCGTGGTTGTTGTCCCAGGTGACGAGCTCGAGATCCCCGCCATCCTCAGGACAGACGCGACCCGTCGCCTCTCGGCTGAGCACCTTCACCTTTTGGGGAGTGGGCGCTGAGACTGAGGGGGAAGCCCCAGCGCCCGAAGAGGTGGCGCGATGGTTAGAGCCGTTCTCGTCGGCAGGGGGCGCGTCCTTGCGCCAGAGATCGAGCGCCACGCCGAAGCGCATCGCTGCGTTGCGGAGAGCGTCCCCGATCAGCTGCTTCTCGGCGTCGAACGCGCCGGCTGACACACTGCCGAAGCCGATCCGGGTGATCCCGCAGACGGTGAGCTTGATCCACAGCCCGATGGGTGCGCCCGCGCCGTTGGTGATCATCGCCGGCAGACCATCGGGCGCAAGCCCGAGCGGTTCCCAATTCCAGTTCGGATCGACGTCCAGCAGGCGCTCGGTGACGTCCGCGTGGCCGACGAAGTCGAGATGCATCGTCTTGGACGTCGCGTGCCACCCGCCGCAGACGTTGCAGTGGCCCTTGTCGAGCTTCTTCCACTCCTCGTTGCTGATCGTCGGCTTCGGGAGCTTGCCGATCTTCTCAGGCGGGAACGGCTCCCGGAGCTTCGCTAGGCCAGCTCCAGGAGCAGTGTCCTTGAGCAACTGCGCGAAGTCCTCGGCGTCCGTCTCTCGGGTGGCAACGGCTGTCATTCGACCTCCAGCCAGCGGACGCTGATCGACTTATCCAGAGCGACGATCTGCGGCCACGCATCATCCTTAGCTGCCTGCAAGAGACGCAACTGCAACTCACGCATGGCGTCGCCAAGTCCTGGGGTGTAGCCGTCGCATGTCAGAACGAGGATCTTTGCGCCTGCGGGAGCCAGGATCTCGTGGGTCTGCTCGCTCATGACGCGTTCCCAGCGATCACGCCGACGATCACCACGATGAGCATCCCCAGCACGATCACCCCGAAGGCGGCGAGGTTCGTCCAGAAGGTGTCGTCGCTGTAGGACTCGTCACCCCAGGAAGCCACTACTCCTCTCCCCCAAACCCGCTCGTCCCCTTGGCGAGCTCGCGCAACGTCTGCTCGCGCAGAACGACCGGCCCCCAGTGGCGCTGATGCGGCAGGGGCCACACCTCCCCCCGTCCCTTGACGAAGGCAGCGGCGCGGAACCAGTTCTCTGCGCCCCAGGCGAAGCCGATCGGTTCACCTGAGACGCGCAACTGGATGCGGTCGGCAGTCAGATCGAGGAGGGCTGTGGGGGTTGTGGACATGATGTGAGCCTAGCACAAACGCTACGCAGAAGTGCGTATTGGTGCTACGCTCTCGTGGTGAGCAAACTGGCCGACCTTCGTGCTGCTCGGGGACTGACGCAGAAGGAACTAGCGCAGCGTGTCAGCGCATCTGAGCGGGCCGTCCAGGGCTGGGAATATGGCGACGTCCCGCGGACGATCTACCAGGAGAAGCTCGCCAAGGTGCTTCGGGTTCCTGTCGCCGAACTCGGGTTCAACGGAGACACGCCCCTGGTGTGATACCCCGTGACATCCTGACACGAGGAGCGTAGGATTCCACCTACGTTGACCAGATTAAATGCCGAGGCCGCCAGCTCGACACTGACGGCCTAGAAGCAAAACCACTCCGCCCTAGGAGAGATTGATGGACGCATCCTATATCACTGAACCGGAGGTGCGCAAGAGTGCGCCTTCGGCGGTATCATCCGAGCCGACAGCGACACCCCTGCGAAGCCCTCGGCGGCAGGCGCAACCGGGTCGTAACGCGTCAAAGTGCTCAGAGTATGCATTATCAGGAGCACGAGTCACGGCTCGGTTGCAACAAACCGATCTCAAGGTCTCGAATAATCTTTATTATCGCGATCTTGTCGCGCCGCGGTCGCAGACGTGAGTGCCGTCGACGCCCGTTCGCTCGCCAAGATCCTCCAGCTCCGCAAGGACGTCCCCTGGGTTGGCGACACGCTCAGTCCTGCGGATATGGAGCGGAGTTACCACGCCCTGACGTCCCTGACTTTGGCCTTCGCCCTCTACGCAGACATCAACGGGGCTCAACTACCGGACCTGATGCTGGCGGCCCTGCAGGCTCAGGACGGACGCTCGACCACTGAGGGGATCGACCAGGGCGTCGTGGCCGTGTTGCGCAAGCTCGGGTTTGAGCGATGAACCGGCGCGAGCCAATCACTGGCTGGGAAGGGGTGAAGCTGTACTGGCAGCCGACCAGCATCAGAGACAGCAAGGGACGGCTGCTGCTGGCCGAATGGAGTCGCGTCTGGTATGGCAACGACCCCAATCTAGCGACGGTCCCTCACGGCAGCTATAGCACCTACACGAACTATCGCTGCCGCTGTCCTGACTGCAAGGCCGTCGCCAAGATTGTCAATCGCAACGTGCGTCTACGGCGCGAAGCACGACTCAAGGCGCAGGCGTGAAGCCCCGCCACTTCAGGTACTGGTGGGTACGCCGGCACCAGCCGAAGGATGAGCGAGGACGCTTCGCCAAGGGGTGGCTCTTGTGGAAGCGTGAATGGCTCGATGGCGACTCTCGCTGGGTTTTCTACCCGCAGCACGAGCCAGACTGCTGGCCGGGGCCACGCTGGTGAGCGACCGTATCGTCAAGGAAGGCTGGTGCAAGCAATGCTCTCGCTCCGACATCGGCGTGTCGTGGCATCCAGCCTCACGCGCCTGGTACTGCACCGATTGCTGGCCTGCGCTTCGAGAGAACAAGCAGCAAGAGAAGCGGGAGTCGAAGATCCCCACCGAGCGCGAGTTGTCGCGACTGCGCGACACGCTCTATGGCATCCGCATCGAGGACGATCCGCACGAGCCTGAGCACTCGGCGAGCTTCGTCGTTATCTGTCCGGAGCATGGCGTCATTGGCGACGATCTCTGGCTCACGCCGGCCCGTCAGCTCCGCGACAACCACGAGTTGGAGCATCCGGTTGCCTAGCGTGCGCTCGTCGCAGAGCGCAGCTCGGCTCGTCTGCGCGGCATGCGGTGGCGCTCTCAACAGGCAGGGACGTTGCCTGAATCGTCTGTGTCGGCTCGCCATGCCACGTCCACGCTCATACAGAGAGATTGCCGACGAGGCAGCGTTGCGTTTAAGGGAGCGCCAATCGCACCAAACATCGTGACGCGTTGTGGGGTGGAGTACTTCGTACGAGCCAATCACGCAGGCAAGCGCTACACAACGTACGGCTGATGATAAAAACTGACGACGGTAGGGCCAAGCGCTGGCGGCGACGGTGGCATTGGGGACTTGCACAGACGTTCGGTTGTCATCCCCCCAGCAAAGCGTCTAAGGTGCCCGGTTGTGACTAGGACATCAGCAGGTGATGGCATGGGTGAGCGTGCGGCTACCGTTGAGGAGTTTGAAGAGCAATACGCTCAACGCTCCGGTGTGACGGTCGAGTGGTTGCATGAAAACGGGCGCTATGGCGCTCCCTGTGACTGCGGGGATGATGCCTGCGAGGGGTTCCAGATGGCCCGCTACGTAGACGAGAACGACAACCGCATCCCATTCGTGCGGCCATGAGCACCTACCTAGCGGCACCCGTCGTCACGACAGTCGACGCTCCGCACATCGTTGTCAGTCCCGGATGGCTGCGACTGGCTGACGCTGTGCTTCCGCATCAACCAGCAGAGGGTGGGTGTAAATGCGGCTGGCGGATTAGCGACTATGACTGGCCTGTATGGGGCGACAAGACCGAGGCCGAACGCTGGGTCGAACACGTTCGACAGGAGGCGACGAGAGCATTACCGCCTACCGAGGCGGTTTACATCTATGACGGCGACGGTGTTCAGCATGTCCTGTCCACAGATAGCGTCGTCGTCCATCATCTGTTCCATTGGCCCGGCATGCAGTCCTGTCGCGAGGACTTTGCTGCCTTTCGTGGCGCATACAACCTGCCTGACTGGCAACCCCCCGCCCTGCGACCGAATGAGGTGAGTACCACTCGGCTGACATGCCCTGAGGCGGGATGCCGCGATCCGCATTGCCTCGGCGGACATTTCACCTTCTCAATGGAGGACGTGGTCCGCGCCGCCCACGCATCAGGAGAGGCAGATGCCATCTAAGCGCCCGTCCTCCTCTCCCCTGCTGACAGTTCCCGAGCTGGCCAAGGCCTTGGGAGTGTCGGATCAGACGGTACGCAGGTGGCACCGCACCGGCAAGGTACGGGCCACGCTGAATGAGCAGGGCTGGCCGATGCTGCGCCTGGCCGACGTCCCCGAGCACCTGCTGGAAGCGACGAAGAAACTCTCCGGGAAGCGGTACCCCAAAGCAGAGCACGTCGATGCCACGGTGGAGCACCTTGCAGAGATCGCCTACCTACGCACCCAGTTGGAGAAGGCGCTAGCAATCATCGCCACGCTGAGCGACGGGGAAGCCAACGGTGGCTGAATGAGTAGCCAAGTTATCTTCGACGTCGTTCTGGCGGTTGTCGTGCTCTGTGCTTGGGGAGCCATTCTCGCGCATCGCCACTGAGCCGCCAGGCTGATACCCGCCACAGGGTAGACACAGGCTAGCCAATCCCGCATACTGCGGTCTCAAGGTGATCAGGCCGCACGATCTTGGATTGAGCCACGACGCGGGCAATAGCGTCGGCTCCCACTGGCGGCCCTCGCCCCGCCAGAGCTCTACGGCCATCACCTCGTGATCCGCTTCTGGCGTCGCCAACCGCGGCCTCGCTATGCGCTCACCTTCGGCAACTGGTATGGCCCGCAGATGCGCCTTGAACTGGCGGCGAAACTGTCCATCTGGGACGTCTTTCAGTACCTCGCGATCGGCACACTCCGCCACCCGCGCGTCATCTGGGTGGAGATCGAGACGCTGTGATCCGGCTGACATCTCGCTGCCAGCACTGCGGCCATCTCAACCCCAGCGTGCAGATCCTCACCTTGGGGTGGCAGGTGACTGAGTGCGACGAGTGCCATAGCACCTTGCGGACGGATGTCAGCCCGGACGCGGTGTTGCCCAACGTGAAGTCCCGCCCTATTCGGAGTACGCCATGACCTCGATCTGTCCGCGGTGCGGCCACAGCAGAGCTGCCAGCAACTGGGTGCATGACGATGCCGCGAGCTACTGCCATCAGAAGTCCGAATTTGAAGTTCCGAGTACGGAGGAAATCCGTCAGCTCATCCGCGCCGAACTCAGGACGCACGATAAAGAACTTCTCAACTTACTGAGGGCCACGTGACGCTCACGTCCGCAAATGCCCTCCCTGTCGAATCCGACGCTCATACGTTGGAACGTATCAAACGACTACGGGAGGACGCGGGGACGTTGATCAGCATGGCCTCGGATCTGGAGCAACTGCTGCCCTTCCCGCACGAGCACCCACCCTGCGTTGTCTGCGAGTCGTGCAGGCTGGCGATCGTCGCGGATGCGGCGCGGATGGGCTACAAGTGACGGACAATCTGCTACCTCCGCTGGATCCCTTCGATCTGGCGAAGCTGCGGGAGAGCATCGGACTCCACGGCGTCCGCGAGGCCATCATCGTCGATGAGTTCGGCAAGGTGATCGACGGCCACCATCGCAAGCAGATCGCCGACGAGTTGGGCGTTGTTTGCCCGGAACGCACCGTCACCGGCCTGACCGAGCCTGAGAAGTACGAGTACGCGATCACCCACAACGCGGCTCGGCGGCAGTTGACCATCGAGCAGCGTCGGGAGGTGTGGGGCCGGCACCGCGCCATGATCTCCGCGGCCTTGACGGCTGATCCCCGCCGCAGCGACCGGAGCATTGCCGAGGAGACGGGCGCCAGCCGGCCGACCGTCGCCGCGATCCGCGAGGAGCTCGAAGAGAATGGCAGGGTTGCCATTCTTGAGCGGCGAGGGCGTGGCGAGCCGGTAGAGCGTGAGCCCCAAGCCATCAATGTGGCCGATCACCGGAACGAGGTGTGGTTCGACTTGACGCTCGGTTACCCCTGCGAGAGCGACCAGATCCGCAAGCGGGCGGATGATCCATACCCGCAGGAGTCAGACCGGCTGACGTGGCCGTCCGGGCGCCAGTACCTCATTGCTGATGCCGCGCGCACCCTGGCAGAGCAGGACGCCATCGTGGATGAAGTCGCAGCTCGCGCCAAGCGCGAACTCCGTCTGCATCCGATGAAGACTGTGGCGATGGCGCTCCGCTAGGGCAACCCATGGCTGCCGTCCAATTCCGAGTGTGGTTCACCGACTCCTGGCCGGATGCCGCCGTGATCATCGCAATCGTGGCCGCCGTGTGCTTCCTCGTTTGGGTGGTGCGCCGCTAGGGCAACTTCTCGTACGTCTCAGGGTGTGGGGAAACGTCCAGCACCTGAGGATTTGCGCGCATGGCATCAGTCGGCCAGTACCAGGGCATCGGCACCCTCGCGATGATCTTCGGGCCGGCGGTGGCCTGCGTGAGGACCACGATCAGTGCTCTGACGGCATCCACGGTGACCATCAACATCGGCTCGGTGGCGACCGGCGGCGTCTCAGGCAACGCCGATACCACCCCGCCGAACAACTCGATCATCCTGATCGCCCATCCCTCGGGCTCGGGCGTCAGTCAGAACCTCTACACAACTGTCAGCGCCTTCGCGATCACCTCGAGCACGGCGACGGCGATCACCATTCCGACCTGCACAAACCCCTATGCCATCACCGTCGGCGACTTCATCTTCCTGCTTGGGATCAACACCGCGACCACCGTCACCACTCCCCCGCAGATTCCCATCCTCCTCAGTCACCTATACATCGGCCTCTCCACGCAGGCGTGGAGCTCAACCGTTACCGATGCGCAGCTGCTCACCGGCGAACCGACCTCAGCGGGCAACTACTCCCGAATCGACTGCCTCAACTCGAGCACCAACTGGCCCGTCGGAGCCACCGCCGCAGAGATTGAGACGTCCCAGAACGCAGTTGCGCAGACCTTTGCCACCTCAAACGCCGCCTACAGCACGACCACCACTGCGCTGGCATCGTGGTTCTGTACGGATCTTGTCACGCTCGCCGCCGGTCACGTCGTGTGGAGTGGTGCGCTGACACCGGCAACCGACATCTGCAATGGGACCGGTGTGACCTTTAGCTTCGCTATCAACGCGCTCAAGGCGACAATCCAGTGACCAAAGACGAAGCGACGACAACTCTGCTGCGCCTGAAGGCAGCCTGCGAGACAGCTTGTGCTGATGCCAACGCAGCAGTCCGGGAGATTCCCGAAGAGGACTTGCGCAAGGCGCGGGTTGCGCATCAGGTCCAACTCAATGGTGCGGATTCGCTGACCGCAGCCATTGCAGCCGGGCCGCTGAAGTTCCTCGACCAGGAGCACATTGCCGAAGTAGCGCGAGTGACTGCGGAAGGGGGCGACCCGATCGCCGCAGCGGGAGCCAAGCCCAAGCATGTCGCCCTGCTGGAAGCAGCGCGTGCCGCCCATGCCGACCACGCGGATGAGCTCGCCGCTGCCTATGCCGACTTCGCCGCTGCGGACTAACACGTGCCCATCTACCAAGCCTGGAACGCTGCCAGTCCGACGACCGGCGCGCTTGGCCACGTCACCACGGGCTCAGGAGCCGTCAAGACGATGCTCCAGCTCGAGGATGCCACAAACGACCTGACCATCCTCGCGTGGGGCTATTCGATGGACGGCTCGGCTCTCGCAGCCGGGATCCAGTGGTCGCTGCTGGAACAGGACGTGGCTGCCACGGTGACCGCGCATGTGATCGCCGGCATCGTCAAATGGGACGATCCCAACGCCGTCGCCTCAGCGGTGACGCTCGGAACGGCCAACACCGGATATACGTCTTCAGGCGAGAACAGCCCGACTGTTTCACGAGTGTTCGATTCGCAGATCACCCAACCTGGGGCTGCATACGTCTACGAGTTCAGCCTGGGTGAACGACCGAAACTGCTGCATGGACGGTTCCTCAAGTCGCGCGTTGACGTGGCTGCGGCAGCTGTGAACGCGCTCACCTTCATCCGATGGTCAACAGACTGATGGGCGATGTGCTACCTTGCAGCAAGAAGGGCGACCAATCAACGTGGATCTAACCCACGGACCAGCCGCCCCGGAGGTATCTTAGCCATGCGCCGTCTGCTCGCACCGCTCGCCCTTGTTGTTCTTCTTGGAGCATTCGCTGTTCCGACCGTCCATGCCAAAGGAGTCCACGCGGCTTCGCCTGGCACCACCGCCGTCTGCACGCCGGCCAATCTCGTTCTGCCGCAAGACGAGGTGATCACCGGTTCAGGCTACAAGGCGGGCGATTTCTACACTGTTCGCTTTGCGCAGGCTGGCGCTCCCTACGGAGCCGCCGAAACTCTCGCTGATGCAAATGGCGACATCTCTGTGTCGATGACTGCCACTGGGCTTGAAACCTTCATCCCGCCTGGGCAGACCGATGTAACAGTGAACGATCAGCCTGGATCAAAACTCCGGGTGCTCGCGACCTGCTCTTTTACTGCCTCGTAGGCATTCGTAGCGGGCGTGTCCACTTCGGTGTCCGCCTCGGTGGGCATGTCCGCTACCTGTGACCCGGACGTTCTAATCGAGGCCGAAGGCGATGATTGGGTTGTGTATCGGCGCGTGACAGACGGACGCAGATGGCGGGTTGAAGGTCGGTGCGATTACCGCGGCGATTGTATGGTGGGAGCAGCCGAACCCTGGCCGCCTAAGTATCGTGAGGAGCGGCTTGATATTCCCGTGACACCGGAGTTTGGCCAGTCGTGCTGCCCCTTCACCTATGTGGAGCTGCCGCCCTGTTTCACAGGCCATCGGCCAGGATAGTACGGATGGCCCTTTCTGCCGACCTTGGCGCGGTGGTCCGCAGAGAGCGGCTTACCCTTCTTGGCTGCGTTGAGCTTGGCGATATGCGCCTGAAAGGCAGAAGAGGCGTGTGCAGCGTTGGCGAGCGCGACGCGATGCTCCTCGGACTTCGGTCTTCCCTTCGCCGCGGCACTCATCTTGGCGCGGGTCTCCGGCGACTTACTAGCGCCCTTTTGGTGGTGGCTCGTGTGCATGGCGCGGGTCATCAGTTGAAGGTTCTCCAGCCGGTTGTCAGCCCGGTCATGGTTGACGTGATGGATGAGGTGCCCTGCCGGGATGGGGCCGTTCGCTTGCTCCCACAACCATCGATGCTCAAGCCATTGTTTGCCGTCGCGATGGATCTGACGGTAGCCATTCGGAAGTACACATCCATCGCCGCGCATGGCCTCATTCTAGCAGAGAACTACTAAATGACCACCCGTCTATACCTCCATGACGGAACCACCGCTGTTGGCGGGACGTTGCCGACATCCACCAAGCTCTCGTCTTCGACTATCGCAGTGACAGCCACAGGTGCGGGAACGAACCGGAGCATGGACCCCGGCAAAGGGGCATCGCAGGTAGCGCCTACCCTGACAAGTTCGGCAACGGTCAGCGCGCAGATCAACTGGTTTCGACGCTTCATCTCGCCGCCTCTCGCCGCCCAGACGCTGGGTTCCGTAGGCACCAGTTGGCTTGCGCAGTGGGCCGCCGTTACGGCCAGTTCCTCGATTTCGCCATGGTCAGGGGTTGTGACCTATCTCGGCGTCTGGCGACCCGGTACCGGTGCTGCGGTTGGTACTTGGATCACCACGACGAGCACAGCCCTTCCGACTGCGGCGACAACGGCGGAAGCTCTGATGGCCGCCGCTGGCGGGAGCAGTCTCGGAACCAACACCACCATCGCCTGTGCGGAAGGGGACGTGCTTGTGGTGGAGATTGGAGGTTCGGTCACCCAAGGAATGACCACGGCTGAAACTTGGACGCTGGACTATGACGGGACGACCGATGATTCCATCACAACTTGCGCCTCATATCTGGTCAGTCCGACCACGTTGCAGTGGCTGAATCCGTATCGGCTCCAGGTCCTGAGTGGTCAGGCTTCAGCCACTTCCTTCTCGCTCGCTCCGACCGTGACGGTGGGCAATCTGATGCTCGTCGAATCCTGCACCACCGCAGCCTCGGGCACGATCACCATCTCTGACACTTCGGGGCATACTTGGACGGAGCTGACCAGCGGTGCCCCGACATATATCAAAGCTTGGTATGCGCTGGTGGTAACGGGGGGAGCCACCACCATCACAGTTACTGACGCGAGCCAGATATATATGCTCTTCGCAGAGATTGGAGCAGGTAAGGGCGCTCCGATGATTGACGTAAGTGCAACGGGAAATGGTGTCAGTTCGGCGCCCAGTTCCGGAGCGACGCCTACGCCCGCGCTGACTGGCGATCTGGCCGTCGCGCTCGTGGCATTCGTAGGCGCTGTTAATGAAAGCGTTGCTATAGCCTTCTCTCCAGCGCTCACGATGGACGGAGAGAAGAGCTTCACCCGAGTGCTCATGAATAGCGCTGGCAATGCGACGGTCGCCGAAACGGCGGCCATGACCCTGACCGGTTCGGGGACTTGGGCTTGCTGGTGTCTCCTCATTGGAAATACCCCACCACCCTCCGCCTATCTCCCCAAGCCCTTGATCCACAACCAAGCAATCCAGCGGGCGAGCAATTATTGAGGGCAATCACCGCCTAGCCCGAATCTAGCCTTGTGGCCAGACTGGGTAGGGCGACACCCCAGCGCCACCCGCAGCAACTCCTCCCCCTCTTTGGCGCGGTCGGCGGCACCCAGGCGCTCACCAGCACGGCTGCGACGGCCACCGCCGCCAGCGCCTCCCTGCTGGCAGCTCAGGCCGTCTCCTCCGCCGGCGCAGGGATTACTGGGAGTAGCGCCAACCTCAGCGGCGTCCAGGCAGTAACTTCGATTGCGGCCGCAGTCACGTCTGCCGTCGCCACCCTCAAAGCAGCCCAAGCCCTCGCCTCCACGGCAGCGGCGACCACTACCGCATTGGCGAGCGTCACTGCTGCTGATGCGCTCTCTTCTAGCGCAGCCGCAACCACAGCCGCGAGCGCCACTCTAATCGCAGCCGACAAGCTGTCCTCGACTGGAGCCGCGGCTACGGCATCTATTGCGACGCTCTCCGCACAAGAGGCGCTGATCAGCACGGCGGCGACCGTCACAGCCGCTTCCGCCGCACTCACCGAAATCGTCTTGAGTGCGCTGACCTCGACGGCAGCGAGCACCACCGCAGCTAGTGCCTCGCTCCTGAGTCAGGGCGCGCTCACTTCGACCGGTGCCGGGATCTCGGCTGCGAGCGCGGCATTGGTCGAGAAAGGCGGGCTCTCCTCGGTTGGAGCGAGCGCGACTGCATCCAGCGCAGCCTTACTGGCGGCGCAGGTGTTGTCGTCAGTGGCTGCTGGGACGACGGCTGCTTCTGCAGCGCTTACATATGTCCTCGCACTCGTTTCCACGGCCAGCAGCGCTACAGCGGCGTCCGGCACCTTGATTCAGGCAGCAGCGCTGACATCAACTGCATCTGGCACGACGGCAGCGAATGCGAGCCTCACCGCCGCACAGGCGCTGAGTTCGCCGGCCGCGTCCATCAGCGCCGCATCGGCATCACTCAGCGCAGCGCAGGCGTTGATCTCTACGGGCGCGGGCATCTCGGGCGCATCAGCTTCCTTGCTGGTCGCTCAGGTGCTCATATCGACGGGAGTCGCTCTCTCTGCGGCATCAGCATCGCTGCGAGAAGCAGCAGCCCTTACTTCTACGGCAGCGGGTATGACATCAGCGTCGGCGACCATCAGCGGCGGCTCAGGGAGCGCTCTTTCTTCCACTGCGGCCTCCGTCTCCGCCGCCTCAGCATCTTTGCTGGAAGCCGCCGCGCTGACGAGTACAGCAAGCACGGCTAGCTCGTCATCGGCACAGCTGCTCGAGCAGGCACGTCTTACATCGACCGCCGCCGGCCTCACGGCCGCCAGTGCATCCCTCAGCGCGGTGCAGGCACTCACGTCTACGGCTGCAGGTGCGACGGCCGCGTCCGCGTCTCTCCTGGCCGCCCAAGTCCTGCAAAGCACTGCAGCAGGCGCTACGGCATCAAGCGCTGCTCTGCTGGCCAAGCAAGCGTTGCTCAGCACGGGTGCAGCCCTTACTGGAGCCAGCGCGACCATCTCAGCCGGGGTCAGTCAACTATCCAGCACCGCAGCGGGTATCTCAGGGGCTTCGGCCAATCTCACGGCCAAAGATGTCCTGGCATCGACAGCCGCTGCTGCGAGCAGCTCGAGCGCTGTGTTTGTAGAGCTTGGCACGCTGAGTTCGACGGCCTCAGGATCGACCAGCAGCAGCGGCGTGCTCAAAGCCGGCCTGGCGATCACCAGCAGTGCCAGGGGTATCACCGCAGCGGTTGCGATTCTCAGCGCCGCCCTGCCCGGCAGTTTGAGCAGCACAGCGCCGGCGATCACGGGCGGAACACTGACGTGGTGGCCGCTCCTGCTCGCCACTGGCACCGATCGAACCGCCGCATCCGCAGCCTTGGATGGATTCGTGGTTCTGGCGACGTCTGGTAACGCCAACGCAGCCACGACCAGCTCGGATGCGACCAATAGCAGCACGCCCAAGGACGCATTGGTGACGACGGCCAGCCCTGCTGATTCCCTCGCCTAGGGCAACCCTCCAAAGTCGCCAATGTCGATCGAAATGGCGAACTGCTACGACGTGGGGAGTTTGGTGCGGACTTCAGAGACGTTCACCAGCCTCGCAACCGGGCTCCCAGCAGATCCCGCCACAGTCAAATTGATGTGGCAGATCGTCCCTAACGGCCAGGGTTCACCGGGTGCCACCACCACCTGGACGTACCTGGGCGCAGGGTCGATCGTCAAGGACGGAACCGGCCTCTACCATGCCGACCTGGACACCACCGCGCTGCCCGGCCAGTGGCAGGGAGCATGGGTCTGCCCTCCCGGCTCAGGTCAGACCGCGGTGGACTGGATCTTCGTGGTTTTACCGAGCCCGGTGCATTGATGGTGCCCTTGGTTTACGCCCCCTACCCCTTACCGGCGCTAGGTTCTAGGCCCACCCCTTATGCCACCACGGTCTACTGATGAAGACCTGCCCCATCCACGCTACTATCCTCAGCCCCAAGCAGCACTGCCCACGTTGCCCACCCCGCAGCTTCAGTGGCGAAGGTCTACAGAGTAGGCACTCCACCGCATGGCGTCGGTACAGCCAGCGCACCCTCTCTGCCCGCCCCCTCTGTGAGCACCACCTTGCACAGGGGGTGGTAGTGCCTAGCACCGAGGTCCACCACCTCGTGGACCGTGCTGACGGCGGTGAACTGTTCCCTGGTGACGATGGCGTTGTGGCCCTGTGCAAGCCTTGTCATGCGAAAGAAACGCGAGCCAAGCAAATCGAGAATTCGAGTTCGGATTCGCGAAGGGGGGGAGGGTCTGTCGCGCAAAAAAAGAAAATTTCCTGCGCGCCCGTGGCCCTAGACGCAAGTGAAACCGACATTCGGACGCCGCTTTGGCCATTCGTCGCGTAATTCCCGCAGGTCCGACGAATGCTGCGAACTGCGCGCGCTGCGGAGGGCCGATGCCTGCCTTCTCGGGGATGGGCCGGCCTCGGGTTCACTGCGAGAAGTGTCGCAAGCCGAGGGTGCAAGAACGGCCCGAAAAGCCGCAAATGCGCTCCAAGGTGCTCTCAAAGGCGGGTCTAGACCACAAAACACCAGATTTTCCGCTTGGAAACCCGGATTTCCGCGATTTCGACGTGATTTCAGGCTCGGGGCCGTTCACGCTCGAGCATTTCCGGGACTGGACGAGCCGGCTCGAGCTCGACAACGGCGAGATGTGGAATCTCGAGGATTTCCAGGCGGCGTTCGTCGCGGATCTATTTTCCGGCGTCCCTGAGTGCTGGCTGGTGATCCCGGAGGGCAACGGCAAGACCACGCTGGCGGCTGGGCTCGCGCTCTACCATGCCCAATTCCGCAAGACCGCGTGGGTTCCGGTGGCCGCGGCGGCGACCGAGCAAGCACAGATCCTCTATCGACAGGCCGAGGGGTTGGTGATGCGCTCCGACTCGCTCGGCAAGCGGTTCCGGTGTCTCGAAGGTTATCGCCGGATCAACTGCGAGGAGTCCAACTCGCGGATCCAGATCTTCTCGGCTGACGACAAGACCGGAGACGGCGTGATCCCCACGCTCTGCATCGTCGACGAGGTCCATCGCCATCGGGACATGCGTTTGTATCGGACCTGGAGAGGCAAGCTGGCCAAGCGCAAGGGCCAGATGGTGGCGATTTCGACCGCCGGCGAGCCTGGGAGCGAGTTCGAGGAGACCCGAGCGCGGATCCGCCAGCAGAGTCCCGTGGTCGAACGTAAGGAGACCTTCCTGCGCGCAGTGTCCCCCCATCTGGTACTCCACGAGTACGCCGTCCCGGAGGACGGTGACGTCGAGGACATTGCCCTCGTGAAGCGTGCCAACCCCTTCTCGGGCGTGACCACCGAGATCCTCACCGAGAAACTGGGCAGCCCGACCATGGTGCTGGCTCACTGGCGGCGGTTCGTCTGCAACCTCCCGACCCGGAGCGACAACGCGGCGATCACCGAGCAGGAATGGGCCAATGCCAAGACGTCAGAGCAGGTTCCCGCCGGAGTCCCGGTGGCCTGCGGTCTGGACGTGGCCTGGAAGCTCGACACCACCGCGATCGTGCCGCTGTGGTGGAAGAGTGAGCAGGAGCGGATTTTCGGCGCCGCCAAGGTCTTGACCCCTCCGCGAGACGGGAACTCGCTCGACCACAAGCTGATCGAGGCCGCGTTCATCGAGATCAACCAGCGCAACCCGATCTCGATGGTGGTGATGGATATCACCCGCGCCGAGCAGCTGGCGACGTGGTTGTCCGAGACGATCGGCTGCGTCGTCGTCGAGCGGGGTCAGACGGATGTCTTTGCCCGCACTGATTACGAGCGGTTCATGGAAGCCCTTCGACTGGGCTGGCTGAAGCATCAGGGCGACGCCGACCTGACCAAGCACGCCCTCAACGCCATCGCCAAGCTCCTGCCGACCGGCGGGGCGAGATTCACCCGTCCGGCGCAGTCCTGGACGGCATCTCTGCAGGACCAGCGGGTCGTCGACGCTCTGATCGCCGCGGCCATGGTGCATTGCGTCGCCGCCACCAACATCGAAGAGGCCGTCCCGCTGGTGGCGTTTGCCTGATGGCCGCTGAAATCTGCATCCAGAGCTTCGCCAGCGGGAACAGCCGTTTCGTGGTGGGAGATGCAGCGGACTCGGGCGATTCGGTGGTGTCGTCGCACTCGGCCTTCTTCGAGCTGGTCACTCCCGCGTCAACGAGCGTCGCCACGGTCTCGTTCGCCTACGGCACGCAGGTGATTAATCGCGGTGATGCCCTCGCCAGCAACCATGCAGCGGTCGGCGCCGCGCCGGGCTACTTCACCTCCGCCGGCACTGCGCCGGCTCAGATAGCTCGGAAAGAGCGTCTCGGAGCGCATCGCTGATGGCCAATGCCTTCTATCGCGCCCTCGGGCGTCTGACCGGCTCTTCGCAGCGGAGCGATCCGTTCGCGCAGGTTCCTTTCGGGCAGTGGCTGAGTGAGTTCATCTACAACGGCTCGGCCTACCCCTTCGCGATCAATCAGTCGATCCAGGGCAACAAGGAGAACGTCCCCCACAACTTCGTCTCTTATACGTCGGCGATGTACAAGAGCAACGGGGCGGTATTCGCGGTGGAGCTGTCGCGCCTGCTGCTGTTCAGCGAGGCGCGCTTCCAATATCAGCACATCCGTAATGGCCGACCGACCGATCTGTGGGGCGACCGCGACCATGAGGACTATCGGGACGAATGCAGATCACGCGACGAGAAGCCGAGCCGATCGCTTCAGATCCTAGAGACGCCCTGGTCCGGTGCCACCACTGGCGATCTCCTGGCTCGAGCCATGCAGGATGCTGATCTCTCGGGCAATTTCTACGGCGTACGTCGCAATGACCAGATCAAGCGTCTGCGCCCCGACTGGACGAGCATCCTGCTGGGAACCAACGGCGAGAGCATCAGCGAGGCGCAACTGGCGTTGCCTGGAGATGTCGACGCTGAGCCGATCGCCTACCTCTACCAACCAGGGGGACATGCTTCGGGTCGGCCGATCGAGACCTTCCTGCCCGAGGATGTCGTTCACTTCGCCCCGATCCCTGACCCCTTGGCGACGTTTCGGGGGATGTCCTGGCTGACGCCGATCATCCGCGAGATCATGGCGGACTCGGCGGCGACGTCGCACAAGCTCGCGTTCTTCGAGAACGGCGCCACTGCCAACATGATCGTCTCTCTCGACCCGTCGATCCAGAAGGCCGCCTTCGACGCGTGGGTCAAGACCTTCCGCATGGAGCACGAGGGGCTGGCGAACGCCTACAAGACCATATACTTGGGCGGCGGGGCCAAGGTGGACGTAGTCGGTGCCGACATGAAGCAGATGGACTTCAAGACAGTCCAAGGCGCCGGGGAAACGAGGATCGCCGCCGCCGGTAGAGTCCCCCCGATCATCGCTGGACTCTCCGAAGGGCTGGAGGCCGCCACCTACGCCAACTACGGACAGGCGCGGCGGGCCTTCGCCGATTTGTTCGCACGCCCTGCCTGGCGCAATTTCGCGGGTTCGCTCGAACGCATTCTTCCGCCTCCCGGTGGTTCGCGCCTTTGGTATGACGACCGCGACATCTCCTTCCTTCAAGAGAACCGCAAGGACGCTGCGGACATCCTTTTGGTGAAAGCTCAGGCGATCTCGGCGTTGTTTATGGCCGGATATGACCCCGACTCGATTATCACTGCTGTGGAAGGTGAGGATCTCACGCAACTCGAGCACACAGGCGTGCCATCCGTGCAGGTGCAGCCAACCGTTGGCACGGCTCCCACTGCACGGCCTGCCTTGCCCGCACCGAAGCCCAGCAACGGCAAGGTCGCATCTGCGCGAATCTTGGCACCGTGGCTGCCTGGAGAACGCAATGACAGCTGACGCAACCGCCGCAACCGCGAACCTGGGACGAGCCAAGTGGGACCCAGACGGCGACGGAGACGACGACTCCACCCCCGAAGGCGATACCGACAACTCTCACTGGGACAGCGGCGGCAAGCCCATCCTCGCTGCTTGGATGGCGGCCGGCAAGACGCCGCCAGTGATGCACCCCGAGAACGCGTCAGAACCTGACGGCGAGACCCGTGATCGTCTGCCGCGGGAAGACCTGGTCCGCGCGATTTCGGGCTGTGAGGTCCGAGACGCGCCCGCCGGCGACCCCAGCCCGGGGACGATGACCGGCCATCTCGCGGTCTTCAACCAGTGGTCAGAGATCAGCTCGATCCATGAAGGCCACTTCATGGAACGACTCGCTCCAGGCGCCTTCGACAAGACGCTCGAGGGCAAATCGCGGATGAAGGTCACCTTCAACCACGGCAAGGACCCGCATCTCGGTGACAAGGTGCTGGGAATCCCGACGGTGCTTGAGCCCGACGACCATGGCGTCAAGTACGAAGTCCCGCTTTTTGACACCGAGTACAACCGTGAACTCGCCCCCGGACTTAAAGCGGGCGCCTATGGGTCGAGTTTCCGTTTCAATGTCGTCCACGACGACTTCAACAAGCGCGCGAAGGTGTCCGACTACAACCCCAAGGGCTTGCCGGAGCGGACGCTCACTGAAGTCAATATGCAGGAGTTCGGCCCGGTCACGTTCCCGGCCTACCCCGGCGCCACGTCAGGGATGCGCTCACTGACTGACAAGTTCGTGCTCGGACGTTTCCTCGAGGACCCGGGCAAACTCGCACCTCTCGTAGATTCAATCGTTGACGGTTCTCAACACTCCGACACAAGCCGCGGTACTCAGTCCGCACTTGCTCCTGCGGAGCCGAAACAGGCCGTAGAGACCCAGCCGAAGCCACGGCGCCTCAAGCCTGTGGAACCACCTAAAACAGACATCAGCAGGAGCAAACCGATGACCAAGGATGAGCGGCGCGACCGCATCACCGAACTCGAGACCTGGATTCGAGACACCAACGAGTCCTATCAAGACGACGCCATGCCAGACGAAGTCCGTCTGGACTGGGACAAGAACAACGACGAGCTCGATCAGCACCGCAAGGTAGTGGCCGAGCTCGAGGCGCGCGACAAGCGCGTCGCCGAACTGGCCGCGATCGCGGTGCGCAACGGCTCCGCAGAGGCGGGGACGTCGTTCGAGACGCGCGTCAACCGCGGGACCTTCCAGCAGATCAACCGGATGAGCGAAGGCGAGGTCTACGATCTTGAGTCTCTCACCCGCTCCAGCTTCATGAACCCGGAGCAGCTCAATCGCGAGATTACGGACCGGGCCAAGCGCGCCGTTGAGATGTCCCGGTTCCCGCATGAGCGGGCGAATCTGGAGTTCACGCAGGGGCACATTGAGGATCTGCTCAACTACTCCGACGGCCCCGGCTACCTCGGTCACCCCGAGATCGCCCGACGTATCCTAGTGACTGGCGGCCCGCGCTATCATCGGGCCTTCCACAAGTACCTCGCCAACCAGTCCCGGACTCCTGACGAAGAGCGCGCATTGTCGCTCGGCGCGGGCGCCTCGGGTGGGTTCCAGGTGGTCTACCAGCTGGACCCGACAATCATCCCGACCTCGAACCTCTCGGTGAACCCTTACCGTGAGATCGCCAACGTCGAGACCATCACGGGCACCAACGAATGGCGCGGTGTGACCTCGACGGGCGTCACCGCCTCGTACGGCTCAGAAGGACAGGAAGCAACCGACGGCACGCCGGCGCTGCTTCAGCCCGCCATCGTCGTGCAGACCGCGAACGTGTTCATTCCCTTCAGCATCCAGTATGGGCAGGACGTCGGCAACGTCGAGGGCCAGATGGCCGGCCTCATCCAGGACGCCAAGGACGACCTGGAAGCGGTCCAGTTCACCACCGGCCTCGGGACAGGCGTTGTCCCGCAGGGCGTCGTCGTGGGCGCGACCACCACAGTCAGCACGGCCTCCGGCGGAACGTTCGCCATCGCTGATGTGTACGCAATGGAGAATGCGCTGGGCCCGCGTTTCCGGCCTCGCGCCTCGTGGGTGATGAACCGCACCCTCTACAACCTGATCCGCGCATTCGACACCGCTGGCGGTGCTGGAATGTGGATCGGCTATCCGAATCCTCTGCAGGGTGGGATGCAAAACAACGTCCCGCGCTCGGGGCGGCTGGGCATCAACCTGCTCGCGTACCCGACCTACGAGTGCTCGGCGGTCGACACTGCGATCACCACGACCCATCTCGATGGGATCTTGGGCGACTTCTCGTATTACAAGATCATCGACCGGCTTGGCCTCGACATCGAGATCGCCCCGATGCTGTTCGGCGCCGCCAACAGGTTCCCGACTGGCCAGCGTGGCTTGTACGCCTATTGGCGCAACAGCGCGAAGGTCTTGGCTGCCAGCGCGTTCCGCGTCCTCAAGATTCAGTAACCGCATAACAACCCCGAACTAGCGGAAAAGGAACGACATGCCTACAACGACAGCACTCAGCACTCGCGACTGGTTGATGGCGGGGAAGCCCACCGGAACCTGGTACGAGAGCGTCCCCTATGAGAGCGTCAATATCGACCAGGCCATTGCGGCCTCGGGAGCGATGCTCACCGTCGCGGTGCCGATGTTCCAAGGGTCGGTGCTCACCAAGGTCACATTCGCAGTCGGGGCCACCGCGGCCTCGACGCCGACGCACAGCTTTGTCGCTCTCTACGGCCCCGGCGCGACCGTCCAGCCACTGCTGACGCAGAGCGCGGACGGCCTGACCACGGCTGCCGCTGCCAACACGCTGGTGACGGTGAGCTTCGCGACCGCTTACACAACCCCGACCACGGATGTGTATTACGTCGGGATCAGCTACACCGGCACCGCGGCCCCATCGCTGCTCGGCAAGGCGGCTGGTCTCAACGCCACCCAGATCATCGCAGTGCTGGCCGGACAAACAACTCGTCCGCCGCTGGCCCAGACCTCTGGCAGCGCGCTCAACGGGACCGCTCCGACGACCGTGGCCACCCCGACCAACGTGCTCACGATCCCGTGGGTGGTCGTACAGTGATCCTGCGGGAAGTTCCCGACCCGACCGAGCCGGAAGTGCCGGAACCAGTAGAGGCATAGCATGGCCAAAGGCGTCTTCATCGCCAACACATCCTTCGCGGCCGACATCGAGACGGGCAAGAAGGACGAAGAGGGCAACCCTATCCTCCGTCGCCACACAGCGTTTGTGGGGAAGAAGTTCGAGGGCGCCCATCCGCTGGTGAAGCTGGCCCCCGACTACTTCGACGCCGAGGACGGCACGTCACGCGTTATCGCCGCCGACGACAGCGGCAGTCCTGTCGAAGCCGCCACCGCCGCACCGGGCGAGCTCCGCAACCGATAGCAACCCATTCCCTTCCTGAAGCCCGGGTCGCCCCCTTCGGCCCGGGTTCAGGGGGAGGGATTATGCAACAGCACCACACCGGCGAGCAACTCCCGAACGGCGCGACGGTGACCTCGGTGGTCTTCGCGCAGCACCCGGACGGGACGACCGTCGAGGATGTGCGCGACTCCTTCGGGAATCGCTCGGTGCAAGCCATCGCAGCGGAAGGCAGCCCCGCATCGAACCAGGCCAAGCTCAAAGCTCGCGCCATCGCCGCGCTGACGAACAACGCGACGTATCTCAGTGGCGGCGTTGCAGACCATGAGCAGGTGCAAGCCCTGACCCGTCAGGTGGACACGCTCATCCGGATCGTGCTGGCGCTCAGCGACACGACGGTGGGGACGTGATGCACGAAGCCGACTACTTCAATAACTACAGTGGCACTGGGAACTCCTACCTCGATGCGCCCCACTGGGTTCCTACCTTCGGCAACATTGCCGCCAAACTCAAGGAGCGGTTTCCAAAGGCGTGGTCGGTGCTCGACGCCGGCTGTGCCATCGGCTACCTTGTCGAAGCCTTCCGGGATTGCGGTGTCGCGGCGTGGGGCATCGACTCCAGCGAGTACGCCATCGCCAATGCTCGGCCCGGTGCCAAGGAATATGTCAAGCGCCAATCACTGACCGATCCAGTGGACGGCCACTATGACCTGTTGACCTGTATCGAAGTGCTCGAGCACATCCCAGCGCGAGACGCGGGCAATGCCATCGGCACGCTCTGTCAGGCGAGCGACAACATCATCTTCACCAGCACGCCGCTGGATTTCGTCGATGTCACGCATGTCAACGTGCGAGCCGTGGAGTATTGGGTGAGCGCCTTCGCCGAGCAGGGGTTTGTGCGTGATCCGAGCTTCGACGGCAGCTATATCGTGGAATGGGCGATGCGGTTCGTCAAGGCATGACCGTGCTGGTGCCGTTCACCGCTCGCCACGTCGACACCCTAGCCGGCGCCCCGCCTGATGCCGAGTGGGTCTACGTTGGCGAAACGGCGCATTCCTACTGGGAGTGTCTGAGCGAATACTGGGAACGGGGCGAGGATCTCGTCATCATCGAGCACGACGTGGTCTGTCGGCCCGATGTGAGCCAAGCCTTCGCGAGTTGCCTGGAGCCGTGGTGCATCTTCCCTTACGATAACCACGACGCGGCTGAGGCTGAGGCGTGGCGCAACATGCTCGGATGCACGCGCTTTCGGCGCGAGTTGGTGCGCGCTGTTCCCGACGCCGTGTCGAGCATCGAGCCGCAGCACCGCGACTACCACAACGTCTGCGACGGGATCGGCAACCACCTCCGTGCCCACGGAGCCACTCACCACTGGCACTCCCCTGCCGTCGTTCACCACCGGATGGCCATCGGGCATCTGGCCATCCGGGGTTAGATAGCAGGGGTGATCTCGTACCAACTCGTGACGCCACCGGCCCAGGAGCCGCTCCTGCTGACCGATGCCAAGCAGCATCTCCGGGTGGACGGCACCGCTGACGATTCGTTCATCCTCGAGCTGATCCGGGCCTGTCGCTTCCATCTCGAGCGCCAGTACGACATCGCCCTGATCACCCAGACGCTCCAACTCAATCTCGACTATTTTCCCTATTGGTGGCTCTGGCGGCGTTCCTCCTCGAACCTCATCTCCTGGTGGATGGACTCGACGTACTACACCCAGATCACGCTCCGCGGCCCGGTCTCGTCCATCGTCTCGGTGAAGTACGCCGACCCAACCGGCGCAGTGCAAACGCTCGATCCGTCCATATATGCGCTCGATGCCTACTCGCGCCCGGCTCGTCTGGTGCCGGCTCTCAACAAGATGTGGCCGGTCACCGCACAGGGAATGGTCAACGCGGTAAACGTTCAGTTCATCACCGGCTTCGGGGCGGCGGACACCAACATCCCGAGCGATATCAAGGCAGCGCTCAAGATGCTGCTGGGTCACTTCTACGAGAACCGCGAAGAGGTGGTCACCGACGCCCGCGTGGCCGCGATCCAGATGCCCATCGGCGTCGACCGGATCATGCGCGCACATTCCGGCGTGGGTACTGGCTGGCTGGTCGCTTAGGTGGCAGCCAAGGTCGTCCCCAATGTCAAGGCTGGGACGCTCAACCGCAGGGTGACCTTGCAGGTCGCGAGCGCGGCCACGGACGCCGACACCGAGGCCGACACCGACGCGGGGATCACCTGGGCGGACTTCGCGACCGTCTGGGCTGCCGTCGAGCCGCTGGGCGGGACTGCGGTGGGCGCCCCGAACGCCAATCTCCAGGGGGTGGTGACCTATCAGGTGAGAATGCGTTACCTGCCGGGCGTGACCAATGGGATGCGCGTCCACGAAGCGATCACCGGGCTCGACCTTGACGTCCTGGCAGTAATCAATATCCAAGAGGCGCAACGGCAGCTGCATCTCGAATGCGTGCAGCGCCGCTACCCGCCGGTCTAGCGGTTTTGCCAGTCGCTCCAGGCGTTGTACGCGACGAGATGGGCCTCCATTCGGCTCCGAGCCGCATTGGTACGCTCGACGGCTTCCAGATAGCCCTCGCTCAGTCGGTGTTCGCTGATCCAGAGTCCCATCTGGCGATCAGCGGCCAGCTCGTAGGCGTCCTCGGCTTCCCGAAGGTAGCGCCGCCACGCCTCCTCTGCGGTATCCATGGTTCACGGTGCGCGTTGTGGCGCGATTGCCAACGATTAGCTGCGTGATCCCCCACCTCCCGGAGCGTGACCCGGCACTCTACGCAGAAGCCATCGCCTCAGTGCGCGGCCAGACGCGGCTGCCCGATCAGTTGATCGTCGAGAGCGATCCCAACCACACCGGCTGCGCGGCCACGCTCAACCGTGCTCTCGAGCGGGTGGAGTGCGAATGGATTGCGGTGCTCGGTGACGACGACTACCTTCTCCCCAATCATCTCGCTGTCCTCGAAGCCCACCTCGCGGCCGACGTGCTTTATCCGGACTTCCTCCAGCTCGGCGCCTTCCACGGCATCGGTGGCCCCTTCGACGAGACACGGCTGCGCGATGCCAACTACATCCCTGGTGGAGGGTCGCTGATCCGCACCGCTGCAGCTCGGATGGTGGGCGGCTGGTGCCGTCGCGATGATCCCGACTGGCATCAGTTCGAGGACTGGGTCATGTGGCTGCGTCTGCTCGACGCCGGCTGCTCGTTTGAGCACGTTCCGGTGACGACTTGGGCCTACCGGTTCGGAGATCACCAGACGGGCGGTCAGGTGTGATGGGCCAGTGGCTGCGTCCGCATCGCGGCCCATCGACGCGTCTTTCCAAATATGCCTATGCGCTCAACGCGCTCGGTGAGGTGATCTGCCCTGGGTGTGGGCTGCACATGCCCATCCGTGTCGGCGGGACGCAACCGCTGATCTACTGCTCTGATCGTTGCAAGCAGAGGGTCTTCCTCCAAGGCGGTCGGCTGACACGCTCCGCTGTGCGCGAGATCATCGCGGCGATGGCGTGAAGGTCGCCATCTGGCCGAGCGATTCTGGTGGCTGCGGATGGGTGCGTCTGCGTTGGCCGGCGGCCGAGCTCGCACGTCAGGGTTATGACGTCGAGGTTCGCGAGAATATCGACGCTGTCTGGCAGAAGGGCGAGAACGGCGAACCCGATCGTGTGGTCGATCTGCTTGAGACGGACTTCGACGTCGCGGTCCTGCAGCGGATGTACCGCCCTGAGATGCTGGCCTTCATGCGGCTGCTACAGAAGCGCGGGGTCGCGGTGGCCATCGACATCGACGACGACCTGATGGCCATCGGCCCCGAGCATCCGAGTTACCCCTACCTGCAACCAGCCTGGGAGATCCTCCGTCAGGCGTATCGCGAAGCTGACATGGTCACCGTCAGTACTTCTGCGCTGGCCAAACGCTACGGAAGCCATGGCCGGGTCAGGGTGGTCCCCAACGGCGTGCCACGGGCATATCTCGGGATCACGAAGGAAGATGCACCCCCGGGTCAGACGTTCATTCGAGAGGCCGCTCGCAGCCGGGAGAGCCTAGGGTCATCCAGCCACCGCTTGCGCGCCACGGGGGTTCCAGAATCATACATGCGACAGGTGCCTGTCGTCGGCTGGACAGGGGTGGCCCGTTACCACCCCGGCGACCTCGAGGAGGTTGGCACGTCGGTGGCTGACGTCGTGCGCTCAGGAGCGGCGAAGTTCCGGGCCATTGGCGGCGAGGAACCACTGGACCTGCTCGGCGTTTCGGGGCAGTGGCATCCCGGAGCACCCCTGCAGGACTATGCCTACGCCCGTCTCTATGCGGAGTTGGATGTGGCGATCGTGCCTCTGCAGCACTGCCGCTTCAACGCCGGCAAGTCCTGGCTCAAAGGGCTCGAGGCTGCAGCGCTCGGCGTTCCTTTTGTGGCCAGCCCGACGCCGGAGTACGTCCGCCTCCACGAGCTCGGAGCTGGTGTCCTCGCCGAGACACCCAAGGAGTGGCGACACGAACTGGGCCGGCTGGCCGGCTCTGCTGATCTACGGGCAGAGCTGGCCGCTAAGGGTCGCGAGGTGGCTGCGAGGCTGACCATCGAGCAGATGCAAGCTCCATTGCTGTGGGAGGCATGGGCGGCTGCTGACGGTAGGCGACGGCCTGCAAGAGCTCACGGTGGCGAAGCTCAGCGCGCTTGTTCTTCCGCGAGCCTCGTCGGATGAGCCGATAGATCACCAAGCCCAACCCGAAGAAGACGACGTACCAGACCGTGACCACAATCCAGACGATCGGGATGAGGACCAACGCCACCATCGTCCAGAGATAGCGCCATCTCGTGACGGTGACCCCTGACAAACGCCAGATCCGCTTCGCCGATCCGGTATAGCTCATCGGCGCTTGGATGACCACCCGTTCGCTCGCCAGCCTGTCTCGCATGGTTGCCTCCCTTTCCCGAGAGCATACCCGCCCCTAAACCATCCTGCCAAGGCAATCCAGAAGCACCAATAGCCTAGGTGCGTGCCTGGCTTCATCCCCAACGAACTCGCTATCGACGCTCTCTTCAATGCCCCCGGCGGGCCGGTCTGGCAGGAGCTGGAGAAGGTCGGCAAGAACGGCGTGGCGATGGCTCGGAACCTCGCTCCAGTGAGCACATCGCCCGAGGACATTCCCGGCAAACTCCGCGACTCGATTCGCTTTGTCGTCGAGGAGAACGGCCCCGTAGTCTCCATCGGCTCCGACGTTTCCTACGCCCTGTACGTCGAATTCGGGACGTCCGATATGGCCGCTCAGCCGTTCCTTCGCCCCGTCCTGATGAGTCTCAAGCCATGACCTCCCTGACGCTCGTTGACAGCGAAGCGACGGCTCGCGATTGGGCTCGGGCTGAGACGCACATCAACGCGCAGGTGGGCACCTCGGCCTTCTTCTCGCAGCCGATCGCGTTTCCGAAGACGCCCAAGAACGCGTGGATCGTGATGACCCTGGTGAGTGAGACTTTCCAGGTAGGGGACTTGGGCCTGCAGTTGGCTCTCGTCCAGTTCGACTGCTGGGGCAAGACCAAAGCCACAGCAGCCACCGTCGCGCTCGCGGTGCAGACCGCGGGGCGACAGCTCTCGTTCGGCCAGCCGGTGACAGTTGGCACGGCAGTGATCGCGTGGGCCGATGCCACTCAGAAGAGATGGTTTCCTGATCCCACTTTGAACACGCCTCGATATGTGGTTGACGTTCTCTTCGCCATGCATGGCGCTGAGGCTTAGTTAGCAGCAACACGCCGCGAAGTTAGCGGCAGGAGAAACCCATGACGGTCGGCAGAGACCCAGCAACGATTTCAGTCGGAGCGGGATCGCTCTACATCGCTCCGATCGGCACCGCCGAGCCGGTGTCGCTTTCCATCGCTTTTCCCTCAGCGACGTGGGTGAACATCGGCTACACCGAGAAGGGCACGACCTTCACCCGCGGCACGACCTCGGCAGATGTCGACGTGGCCGAGGAGTTCTACGCGGTCAACCGCGTGATCACGGCGTACACCACAACGGTGGACTTTGCGCTCTCGCAGATCACCGCGCAGAACTTCGTCTATTGCTTCAACGGCGGCACGGTGACGACCAACACCGGAGACGTGTGGTTCGACCCACCCGCAGCAGGCACCGAGGTCTTCGTGATGATCGGCTGGCAGAGCACCGCCAATGATGAGCGGTTCATCTGGCGCAAGTGCATCCAGGTCGGCGCCACCGCGCAGTCTCGCCAGAAGGTACTGCCTCAGGCTCTACTCCCGGTGAGCTTCGCACTTGTCAAGCCCACCGGCCTGCAGCCCTGGAAGTGGTGGGGCGCTACTGCTAGGACAGGTCAGTAATGGCTCGTTTCAAGGACTTTGACGCTGCCGCGTCCGAGCGGAAAGGTGAGCCGATCACCTTCCGCCTCGGCGGCCGGGACTGGACGGCGGCGCATGTGAACGCCGCCAACTTCCTCGCCTTCTCTCGCGTCATCGCAGACGCGGGAGGGCCGGGGCAGGCAACCGGCTTCTATGAGTACATCGTGGCGACGTTGGCCGATGACGATCGCGACGATTTTCGCTCCATGCTCAGTGAGCAGGATGTGCAGCTGGCGACATTGATCGAGCTCATGCAATGGATCATTGAGCAGGCAACCGGAAACCCTACGAGCGCTGCCTCGTCCTCGCCGGCTCAGCCGTCGAAGAGTGGGCAGCCGTTGAGGGTCTTCTCGCTCGATCCGGTGTCGACACCCGAGGTTCCAGCCTCCGTCACTGGCTAGTCGTGTACGAGTCGCTTCTGCGGGAGCGCATGGACGCCGAGCAGTCGGAAGAGTTCGATGCTCAGCTCGAACTGGCATCCGACGGCGCCCGTGAGTTCGATGAGAAGCAGGAACTCATGCTCGCCTGGGGCGGCGACGCGGTGCTCTGCTGATGGCCGGGAACACCATTGGTGAAGCCTGGATTGCGATCAAGCCCGATACGACGGGGTTTGACGTTGCGCTGAGCAGCGCCGTCGGCTCGGCGCTCGCTAAGGTCGTCTCCGGCAACCCCTATGCAGCCGCCTTCGCCGCCGTAGTCGTAGCCATCGTGGCAGTGGGTAGCGCCGCAGCCGACATGAGCGCCAAGCTCCAAGCGTCGCTCAAAGCCATCCAGGCCGACGAGGGACTCACGGCTGCGCAAGCCAAGGCCATCGGTGATGCCTTCCTGAGCACGATGGGGAAGGTGACCTTCAGCGCGGACACCATCACGGCAGCCTTTGCGCCCGTATCCAAAGAGCTCGACATGCTCAATGGGGGCGTGCTCACCGCAGCGCAGTCGCTGGCGTTTATGAACCAGGCGATGATAGCTGCAGAGGCGACGGGCGCACCGCTTGCCGACACGACGTCGGCTTTGGCGAGCGTGATGATCGCCTACAACCTGCCGCTGAAGGACGCGGCGGATGCAACCAATCTGCTCGTCAATGCCTCCATCGACCTCAACCAGCCCATCTCCTCACTCACTGGCGTGATCGACAAGTTGCATGGCAAACTCGGCGAAGCCTCTCCTTCGCTCAAAGATGTCACCGGCCTCATGGTCGATCTCGCGAGCAATGGTGTCCCGGCTCGCTTGGTGGTCTCGGATCTCTCCAGTGCCATCACCTCGCTGATCCTGCCGAGCAAGAACGGCGCCAAGGAGATCGGCGCTTTGCATCTCGCGGTGCTCAACTCGCATGGGGCTTTCGTGGGTATGGACTCGATCATCGCGCAGCTCTACCCGAAGTTTCAGAAGCTGACGCCCGCTCAGCAGCTCTACACCGCCGCGTTGCTCTTCGGTAAGCCGGCAGCCGCGGCGATGGTGTCCATCATCGACAAGGGGCCGGCGGCCTTCGATGCGCTCACCAAGTCTCTCGACAAGACGGGCTCAGCTCAGGCGATCGCTACCACCAAGACGGACACGCTCGCCGGTGCGTGGTCAAAGTTCACGTCGGCCATTTCAGATGTCCTTACCGTGGTCGGCTCTGCCGTACTGCCCGCGCTCACCGCGTTCGTCAAGGGCATCATTCCGGTCGTTTCGTCGATCGTGGGGTGGGTCACCAGCCTGCACGGGCTCTGGGCCGTAATGGGCACCGTCATGGGCGACATCAAGACCGTGGTCGCCGACGTGACCGCGTGGATCATCCTGCACTGGAACCAGATTTCGGGCACCACCCTGACCATCTTCGGCGTAATCGCGCGTGTCATCTCGATCGCCTGGACGCTGATCACGACCACGATCAAGGTGGCGCTGGGCATCATCATTCCCATCGTCACGGTGGCGTGGAATGGGATCGCGGCTGCAACCAAACTCGCCTGGAGCGTGATCACCGGAATCATCCACGTTGCCATCGTCACGATCACGGCCATCGTTGCAGCCGTCAACGCGATCATCGGGATCCTCGCTGCCATCTGGAACACAGTCACCACCGCCGTCAAGAACTTCGTGACCGGCGTGGTGAACTTCTTCAAGGCGTTGCCAGGCAACATCGTCGGCGCGCTGGGAAACCTCGGGAAGCTGCTCTTCAACGCCGGCAAGGCGGTGCTCCAGGGGTTCCTCGACGGGCTGATGTGGATCTGGAACCACATCACGGGCTTCATCGGCAACATCGCCAACTGGATCAGCCAGCACAAGGGTCCGCTGAGCGCGGACGCCGCTCTCCTCTACCCTCACGGTCAGGCGATCATGTCGGGCCTCAACGCCGGACTGCAGTCGGGCATCCCACCCGTGCTGAAGACGCTGGCCGGCCTGTCGGGATCGATGGGTGTCAGCATCGGCGGACTCAGTCCGGGTAGGGGTTCGGCGGTGGCGCTCGGCGGTGGAAGCGGGCCGGTGAGCATCGTGCAGCACTTCCACATCCCTGGCGGCGACCCCATCGCTGTCCAGCAGGTCGTCGCTCAAGAGAACCGCAAGCTCGTCCTCGCTCTCCGAGCCGGTAGGCGATGACAACCTGGAACACAGCCACCGGCGCGACGGTCGGCGATCGGCTGCTGAACACGGGCGATGACGCACGCCACCTCAGCACCGCACAAGGGGTGGTCTTCCTCGACTACGACCCCGGCCTGACGGCGCCGAACCAGGTCTCGCTCAAGCTCGCAGCCAACCACACCTCGACGCCGACCGTGATCGCCTCGATCTCTTCGACGAACTTCAGCGTCTCCGGTGTCCCGCAAGCCCTCGCGCTGGCACTCGACAGCTCGGACAACATCTACGTGGTCGGGCAGGACAACGGCTCTGACACCGACACTTTCGGCTTTCAAGCATTCAAGAAGGGTGCCGGGTACACCTGGACCGCCGAGCCGTACATCAGCCCAGGCCCGGACGCGACCGAGGGGAACGACCTGAGTGGTTTCGCAGTCGTGTGGTGCAACACCGGGGGCGGGACTGGCAGCGCTGGGCATCTCTTCATCATCTGCGACGACACCACGGGCAATGATTACGTCTGCATCGTCGACGCCGGCAAAGTTCTGACCGGGACGCAGAGCGGGGCGATCACCAAATGCACTCAGAACCCGGCGTTCATGGGTGCAGGGTCGGCGAGCGCAGCGGCAGGATCCAACCTCGACCTCTCTGCAAACGGTTTCGGAGCCTCGTCCGGCCTGGCGATCAGCGGCACCACGACGACGACCGTGACTGTTGGGGCGTGGGGTGTCACCACGTCGGGTGCGTTGACTACGGGCGGGGGACTCGTTCACACCACCACCACTGGGACGCTCTCAACGACCACCAAGACCCGTCTGGTGCGCCAGTCGGCGAACCTCTGGGCCGCCGTCTACCGCTCCACGGGCACCCCGGCGCAGCTCTCGGTCCAGACCTTCTCGAGCTCGGCGTTGCTCGGGACTCTCGCAGCTCTCGGGACGCCGTCGAACTTCCCAGCTCAGGGTGCCTCGCTCAGCTGGGCGGTCTGTGCCGGCCCGACCTCGCCGACGTCGCTGATCTGGATCTTCGGCTGGTCCACGCTCGCCGCCAACCTCGACAGCCTGCTCCGTCTCTCAGTCAACGCCACCATCCCGAGCACCCCCACGGTGGGGACGGTGGTCACCGACAACGCATCCGTCTCGGGCGGCGGGGCGTCGGCAGACATGAGCACGCTGCGCATCGTCAAAGAACCAATTGACGCGCTGCACATCGACTGGCAGGCGTATAAGTCGACCACGACATACGGCCTCTACGGCTACTACACCGCCCTCCCGGCCAGCCCGAGCCTGCCGTGGCTCACGTCTCCCGGCAGCGGGTCGATCAATGCGCTGAGCGGCGGCAATTTGACCTTGGCATGGCTGTTCCAGTCGGGTGTCGTCGGTGATGCTCAGACCGGCGCGTATGTCCGACGTCAGCTCTCGGGGTCGGGATACCAGTGGTGGAACGGCGCGTCGTGGACCGCGCAGCAGGCTGGGGCGACTGGCGGTAGCGAGATCGTGGTCAGCGGCCTCACCACTGCGCAGAGCGTGAGCGCGAGCACCTGGACGGCAGCGGCGGTCTATTCCTACTCGGTGCAGACCATCGGCGCAACTGGACTGCTCTCGGGCTACGCCTCAGCGGTGTCGTTCGTGATCGCCAACGTCGCCCCGGCGACCCCGACGCTGACCGCGAACTACAGCGCCACGACCAACATCACGACCCTGACGTTGCACAGCGGGGACGCCACCGGGCCGACCGGGAGCATCGAGTTCAGCGATGACGGAGGGGTCACCTGGACGTTCGTGCGCTTCTGCACCGCCCTGGTCATCAACCCCGGCACGTCCACAGCCTTTGACGAAGAGGCACCCTCAGGGGCGACCCGGCAGTATCGGGCCCGCTCGTGGACAGGCTATCCGACCTCGTACTCGGCCTACGCGACCGCAACCGCGACGCCGGCGATCACGCAATTCTGGCTCCGCGACGTCACCGCATCGCTGGGCAGCGTCAACCTCATGGTGCTCCCCGGATCGCTGTCGACCAAACGACCCGAGGCGTCAACCCAACATCAGGGGCTGGGCAATCCCGCCGCCATCGTGGTCGCGGACGTGATCGGGCTCGAGGACGGTCAGGGTGTGTTCTGGACGCTGAGCGCCAGCGACGAAGCGGCGCTGCAAGCCCTGCTCTTGGCTCAGTACACCTTGCTCCTGCAGGCTCCCGACAATCGCCAGTGGTGGATCCGCGTGGTCGGCGACCGGCCAACGGACGTGCCCTATCTCTACCGACCGGGAACGTACCGTCAGCACGCGATCGTTTGGCGTGGACAAGCCAGGCCGAGCTGATGCCGGGCAGCGGAAACGTCTCGGCGAGCGCACGCTATCTCGCGGCACTCCCGCTCTCGCACCAGATCGCCACACTCGCCGAAGTCTGGGCGGGTGAAGTCCTGCAGGCAACGCTCGTGGTCGAGGACTCCAGCAGCGTGACGGTGGATCGCAACAATGTCATCAGGAGCACCTGCTCAGCGGTGCTCACCGACCCCTACGCAGGGACGCCGCAGGCGATCGTGCCTTCCACTGCGCAGGGATTCCTGAATCCCTACGGCAACGAGCTAGTGCTCTATCGCGGGATCACCTTCAGCGACGCGACGCAGGAGTTGATCCAGTTGGGAGTCTTCGGCCTCGAAGGTGTGGACATCGACGACGGTGCCAACGACCTCGTGATCACCCTGACCGGAGGAGATCGAGGGGTGGCCTGTCAGCACGCGGGGTTCCCTGACGTCTACACGATCCCACCGGGCACCAATGTCGGGGCGGCGATCCAGACCCTGATCGCATCGCTGCAGACCGGGTTGACGATCACCTATGCGTTCGCCGCGACGTCAGCCGTGACCCCGACTACGCCGATCGTCTACAACATCGGCACTGACCCCTGGTCGTCAGCCTGTGACCTGGCCGCGTCGATCGGCTACGAGCTGTTCTTCGATCCCGCTGGGGTCTGTACCTTCCTGCCGGTCCCGAACCCGCTCTCCCAGCCGATCTCGATGACCTATGTCGAGGGTGTCGGGAATACCGCCGTCCACCTCAAGCGAACCATCTCGCGGACCAACGCGCCCAACTACATCATCAGGGACGGGCAGGGGTCGGGAATCGCCACCCCGGTGCGGGGGATCGCGCAGGACACCAACCCGACCTCCCCGACCTACGTGGGCGGTTCGTATGGGGTGCAGCGCGACTACAACTCCTCGAGCCTCTACACCGACCAACCCACCGCCCAAGCTGCAGCGGATGCAGACCTCCTGCTGGCACTGGGGACCATCGAGTCGCTCGAGGTGCAGGCAGTGCCCAAGGACGACACCCATGTGGACGACGTCGTCTCCGTCACCCGTGCGCGATCCGGCCTGACCGCGCAGCTCTATGTGATCGACAGCTTTCAACTCGGCTTCGGGACGGGCGGCATCCTCGACTTCACTGCGCGTCAGATCGGGAGTTTCCCCGCGCCGTGAGCCTCATGCCTGTGTACGACCCCAACGCCACCGGGCCTCCGGCACCAGCCGGCGCAACCTCGAGCGACCTCGCAGCAGCCATCGCGGACACCCCCTCTCCACCCGCTGGCGCGTCCTCCGGGTTGGTGACCGTGGCGATGCAGTGGGGTGCAGTGGTGTCCATTCAGGCCGGCCCGCCCCAGACCTTGACGTTGACTCTGGCCGGAAGTCCGACCCCGATCCCGGGCGTGAAGTACATGGCGAACTACTCTCCCAACATCGGGGACACGGTGATCATCTGGAGCGTGGGAACGGATCTCGTGGTAGCCGGTGGACTCTCGGGGGTGGTGGCTTCAGAAGGTCCGATCGTCGGCGACATCCTGATGACTACGAAGAACAAGACCGATCTCGCGTGGCTGCTCTGCAACGGCGGGACTTTCAGCGCAGTCACCTATCCGGCGCTCAACACCTACCTCGGAAGCACGACGTTGCCGAATCTGACGAACTTCATCCCGATGGGCGCCGGATCGACCGTTGCGCTGGGGGCGACTGCAGGGTCTACGACATCGGCAGGGCTTCTCGCCCACGTCCACGGGTCCGGCGGCGGCCACACTCACACCAGTGCGGCGCACGTCCACGGCTCCGGGGGACCGCATACCCACACTTACAACACCGGGAGCCTCACCGCCGGATTCGGGTCAGGGGGTCTCTCCGCTGACAACTCCAACCCCAGTACCAGCACAGGTTCCACCGATCCCGGCAACACCGCGAGTACCACACCCGGAGCGAGCGGCAGCACCGATCCCGGCAACACCGCGAGTGCTGGAGCGGGGAGCTCGTTCAGCGTCCTGAACCCGGTTATGGGGGTCTACTGGTGGATCAGGGCACTCTAGGCAACCCCCTCCCCGCTCCACCCTGACGCCCCAGCGTAAGATTCGACCATGCCCGCCACGATCCTCGACGACCCGATCTATCCGCCCTTCAAGTGGCAACATGCCTTTGCGGCACTGCTGGCCGA